GGCACAGGCGGAGCAAAGATCGTGGTGGGGCAGGCGTATGGATATGGAAGAGAAGGATAGCACTTTAAACGGAGACGTCGATGACATTTACCGAGGATCAATTAAAAGCATACGTTAAACAAACCGCTCAAGAGGTTGGCGATGTTGTCGCTGAAAAACTTGAAAAGCGGATGGATGAGAAGATTGAGATGCACTCTCTGAAATGCGGTCAAACAGGTGGATTATCGGGAAAACAGCTTACGGCTCTGGTGACGGTGATATCGGCGGTGATAGTTGGTGTTGTCGAAACCATAAAAGCTTATTTTACGAAAGGAAATTGAAATGAAAAAAGGTATTCGAGATTTGAATTGGATCATAGGCAGTCTGGCATTGTTGATCGTGGCTATCGTGGTGATGTGTGTAGGCGGCTGTGCCTCGCAAACCATCGATGCAACGAATCGACTGATGAAGGACAACCTCAAGCCGGTGATCGAGAAGGTCCTGGAAGATCAGAAGGTCAAAGACGTGATCATCCAGGCCAACGCTCAGGCCATTAATCCTGCCATCGTAATTAGCGGTGAAGGCAAATACGTTCAGGGCATTGAGTGGAATATCACGATTAAAGCGGATGGTACGGCAGCGAACATGCAAACAACAGCAGTAAGTGAACGGGCAACTAAATAGCCATCCACCATGTGTGGAGAGACACCGGAGTCCGTTGCTTTTGCGGACTCTGGCATTTATTAAACAATTTTTATAGCCTTTAAAGGAGGTTTGTGATGGGTGGTCCTTCAGGGTCAGAAATTTACACAATGTTACGAATGGGTCAAATGCCGAGCGACGGAGCTCTTTTCTACAACACTTCAGCAGCGGGGTTCATGCTCGCCTGGGGTACTACAAAGCCAGTTGATGGATCGGCTGGTTATGCTCCCGGCTGCATCTTCATTCACACTGATGGCAGTGGGTATGCAACATTCCTTGTTAACACAGGGACAGCAGAATCCTGTATATTCTCAAGTTACGAAATTGGCCTGTAGGAAGATTTAGCCGCAGTCACCAACGGCAAGGGTGCTTCAATGATCGGCCTTGAGGATTCTGCAGACAAGGTGATTGCAACAAATGTTGAGGATGGTATTGCAGAGATCGCTGCTTGGAAAACCGCAGTCACTCCACACATTCCTGTCCAAATTGCCGATCCAGGAACAGGTGGAGAAATCCCAGTGACAGCGAGTGGCAATTGCTCGATTACGATCGGTTCCGTCGGTGCTGAAACTAATACTTTGGCTAATCCTACTTTCGTGGGTCAACGTTTGAGTATTAGTGTAATAGGAGCCGGAACTGGAACTCGCGAAATTACAGTAGCCTCGGCAATCAATAAGGCCGGAAATGTGACGATTACACTTGCTGCAGCTGGCGATTCCATTGAGTTGGTTGCAATGAAAGTCGGCACAGGACTGGCTTGGCGTGTCGTTGCTAATGATGGTTGTACACTTGGAAATTAAGGAGGTGATCCGTGTTATCTTTAACTGAGCCACAACGAAACTTAGTTCTGGGAGCACTGGTCGGTGTAGGTAGTAATATGCCGAATGGACGAAGGTGGAAAAGGAGTCTCAGAAAAAAGTTCGAAACAGCGATCAAAATTCTCGATCCAGCTGTTGTGAAGGTAACTGTTTCAGATCGTTGCGTTCGAAGGAGTCATAGATGAAAACAAGGTTGATCATAGTTACGGCTTGTGTTGTAATGTTTTGCGGATGTGCATCGCAGGTGAAACTTGATGCCTCGAAAGGCAATGACGAGTCCAGCAAGCAGTCCAAGCAGGAAAATAAACAAAGCGGGACGTCTGGCCGTGATACAAACCAGACTTTGATCAACCTGTTTTCCAACCTCAATTATCAGGGGTGTTCTGCGTGGCTGTACATCGCAGGTACGGCTATTGCATTTTTGCTTATGAAATTGCGCGCCAGAGCGAGCAGGAATGCACGAGCATTTATGCTTCTCGTCCAGGCCATTGAAAAGAGTCAATCGCAAGATGTTAAGCAAACAGTGCTGTGCGATGCCCTTGAACAGGGACTTGCCGATTTGATACACAGCAAGACTAGAAAGTTAAATCCAAAGGAAACGCGATGCGAAAAGAACTAGAGCCAAAAGACTGGATGGAAAGAATCTGGCACGGTCTCGAATTCCGAGCAAAGTTCGGAATGGAAGAGACGTGGGCTGATTGCGAGGATTTGTTTTACAACAAACACTCGACCAGTTTGCTTGGCCCGAATATCATTATGTCAACGGGTGATGCTTTGATGAGCGCACTTGCAATAGAACAGCCGAGCATTTTGATCCGCCCGGCAATGGGTACAGATCCAAATGCTGCGAGCATACTCGAGTCCGTGGACAATGAGTTGATCGAGGATATTGAGATACCACAGGAAATGGATAACGGATCCCTGAGTGCATTTCTTTGGGGGGTTGGATTCCTGAAAAACGGTTACGACTCGGAGTACGGCTGGGATCCAAATTCTGGCTCTATAAGAAGATTTGGAGCCGACCTCGATGACGAGGGGACGCTCGGAATGTCGCTCTCGCAGTTTGGGTTGAGGGGACAAAGACTGGAATTTGATTCAAGGGTTCGTTCTGGATGGCCATGGATTAAGAGCGTGCTTCCTCATGATATCGTCGTTCCATGGGGGGTTCGGACTTTGAAAGATGCCCCATGGATCGCACACCGTGTCGTGCGACACATAGATGCAGTCAAGTCTGATGTGAAGTATACTAATACAAAAAATTTGAAGCCTTCAATGTCGATCCAGGACTTTGTTGAGTCCTACGAAAAGATGCAGATTTCGACTCCGCGGTCACGCAACTTCAGGCCAAATTTGTTTGCGCAGGGAACCGGGTCTGCGGTTGAGTATGTCGAACTTTGGGAAATTCACGACCGACTCACAGGTAAGGTTTATGTTATAGAAACTAATTATGACAAGTATTTGAGAAATCAGATTGATCTTACGCAATTGGCTGGTTTGCCTTTTACCGAAATAAGCTTTGTTCCAAAAGCCAGATCACTGTGGGTTACGCCTGATGCGTATTATCTCATGTTCCCACAAGCTGAACTTTCTGATATTGCAGTGATGGCAGCCAAGCAACGTAGAATTTGTTTGCTTAGATTCCTGGTAACGGCTGGATCGATATCAGAAACAGAGCTTAACAAGCTTTTCAGTGGTGAAGTTGGTGCCGTAGCTACACTCGAGGAAGGTGCTGATCCACGAAATGCTGTTGTTCCAATGACTCCAATGAATAATAACCAGAGCCTTTACGCTGATACTGAATTTATTCGACGTGATGCTCGTGAGATGGTTGGGTTCAGCAGAAATCAGATGGGCGAATATGAAACCAAGGGCCGTCGAACTGCAACGGAAGTTGCTGAAGTAGCTAGCTCTGCAAATTCTCGAATGGGACGCCGTGGTATTATCATGGCAAGAGCTTATAAAGAAGTTATCCGAAAAGCAAATTCTTTTATATTTAATTTTTGGAAAACGCCTAGATGGACTGAAATCCTGGGTCAGGATGCAACCCCACAGTATGTTCAGTACATTGGTGAAAAGCTCAAAGGTGATTATCGATACAATGTTGTCTTTGGGCAAGAGCCTGGGACGAACCTTGCTGCACGCAGAGCACAATCGCTCCAGTTGTATGCAGCTCTTCGCCAGGACCCGAACGTTGATCAAGACAAACTTACTAACTATGTTGATAATGCAGGAGCAGCATCCGAACCTGCGCTTAAAGGAGTAATTAGAAATGCCGGTTTACCAGTACAAATGCCAACAGTGCAACAGCCTGGTGGAGGAGCTTCGCCAGGTCAGTCAGATGGACAACGACCTCCCGCATTGCCCGCAATGCGGTAAGGAGATGGTGCGAATAATCGCACCCTTTTGCAGCAGAGGTGACGGTTTCGGCATTAGAGGTGATGAACCTATCACCCTGGAGCATATTAATGTGGAAGGAGAAGGGCCGTTGACGTTCAATAGAAAGTCAGACCTTAGAAGGTATTGTAGAAAACATGGTTTAAGTTCAGGAGCATTACTATGAGCGAAGCAGAAAAAACACAGGCGAAAGTCGAGAACAAAACAAATCCGGCTGTCTTTGATAATCTTCATCCTGCAGCCAAGTCAGCCAAGGAAGTCCGGTTGTGGGTTGATTCCGAAGGACGTTGGCAATGCGAATATATCGAAAAGGATAGGGACAAGAATCCGATCACGATACGAGATTATACAGTAATACCCAGGGTCATGCTTGTTGCGTGGCGCCTGTTCACAAGAAGGCGAAAGTTAGAATCTAACAGAAAGGCGGAGTAACATGAACGGCGTAGAAAACAATGACGTAATTAACAAAGAAGGAACAAACACAGCGGAGGCATCGGTTGCTGCAGATTTGACAGCTGCTGCTGAGGCAATCAAACAGCAGAGTCAGTTGGTCGAGTTGATGCGGGTTCCCGGTGTTCGGGAAGCTTTGATTGCAGCCGAGCAGGGTCGGAAGATTCAGATAATTGACAGTGATGCTGTACCAGAAACGAAGGATGAGAGACCAGCTGAATTGACGACAGAACAGCTCGATGAAATGCCAAACTCATCTTTAGTAAATTATTTGAGAGGTCAGCTGATCGCTGAACTCAAGAACGAACTGAAAAATGCTATTGCACCTCTTAATGAGCGTCTTAAAACAAGTGAAAGTCATATCGAGAACGATTTGAAGGCCAAGGTCAACGCAGACCTAAAAGCCCTCTGTGAGAACTATAATGATGTTGATAAGTTTAAAGAATCGATGTTCAAGATTTATCAGGAAACTGGTATCAAGGACGTTAACGAGCTGTATGTGCTCGCAAAGACAAGGGCGAAGAGTCCGATTGTGTCGAATAAAGAACTTGCAGCAGCAACTGAGAGCGAGCTTCCGTTTGCTGTACCGGGTGGCAGAACGCCACGAACAGAAATTAAAGCGACTGGTTTGGGCCGTGCTGGATGGAATTCCATCATGGAACAGAGCCTTAAGTCCGTTGGTTTAAGTTGAAAGAAAGAGGTAAACAATGATTATTCCACCGAATGCTACATTACCGCAGATTGAGTCTTATATTGATGACCAGTTCATCCGGACATGGTATGAAGCTCAAATGGCCGCTGCGGACAATATTCTTGATGCAAACGTCCTTTGGGCATTGCTCAAGACTCGAGGCCGATTGATCAAACAGGTTGGTAAGGAATGGATCTCCAAGAAAATCTTGTACGGAAAGGGTGTTGCTGCACCGACAAGCAAGACTGGAACATTCACATCCGGTGAATTGCAGCTTCACACGATGGCGATGTGGCGTTGGAAATACACCAACTCGCACGTTCAGCGTAACATTTTCGATGATCAGGTCAATGTGACGAGCAAAGAAGCGGCTGCCGGATATGTTAGGGATAGGTTGACTGCCGCACGAGAAGCCCTGGTAGAGCTTTTCAATACTAACCTGTCTGCACCGATGCAGGCAAATGAGACTGGTGAAGATCTGCAGGGATTCAACGACATGATTCCTCCGTTTGAGTTTGCAACTACAGGGACCTATGGAAACATTGCCAGGCCGACTGCGTACGCAGAAGTTGCTCAGGGTGTTTACGCTCCGAGTGCCGGCAACACGTGGTGGGGTCCGAAGTACAAAGCATTGTCGCCGAACCCGGATGTGAATCTGATCGACGACATGCGTTCTCTGTACAACGGAATTGGAAACAATGTCATGCCTCCGAACGCGATCGTGACTGATCAGTATCTGTATGAACTGTACGAAGATTTCGGGCTCGGCAAAGCTCAGATCGTAAAGCGTGAGTCAGGTGGGCTGGTTGATCTCGGATTCACCGTCCTGCTGTTCAACGGCAAGGATATGGTCTGGGATAACTCGATTCAGTACAACGGAAAGCATCAAATGTTGATGTTGAACCTGGATTATATTGACCTGACTTATGATCCGAACATGTGGTTTGCGATGGGCAATTGGAAGGAAGCCATGCTCAACGGTGACAAGATTGCTCATATTCTGTGTGCATGCAATCTCGTAACCGATCAGCTCCGGAGACATGGCCGACTTTACGAAGCCTAAGTAAACAGCGGCTCGGATAGTGTTTAATTGACATTTGTTTTAGTTGAAAGATTGGAGATTGTCATGAGTGACAAAGTTTTGTATGCAACGAAGTCTCTGACCGATTATGCCAACACGGATGTTGAAGGCATCGGTCGGATTCGACAAATTGCGGGAAAGATGTACCGTTGGGTACGAAATGACACGGGTGCAGCGCTCACCAAGGGAGATGTTGTTTACCATGGTTCCGCATCGACAGATGCTCTTGAACGCAAGTGTGTTTTTGTCCGCAATCAATCGGAAAAAGGAACTCTGGTACACGGTATGGCTGGTGTGGCATTGTCTGCAATTCCAAAGGATGGTTACGGATGGATTCAGATCTACGGGTACTGCCCGGAGATCAACGTCTTGGGCCATGCTAACCTAGCAGTTGGTACGATCCTTGGCGGTGTTAACGACCAGAAGTATGTGACTTACTTAGGTGCAGATAATGCTGCTCCAGCATGTAAGAATCACATTATAGCTATGGAAGCATGGACTACTACTTCCGTGGCTATCAAGAAGGGCTATGTCAACTGCCTTTAGGATCGTCGCAGTATGGGTCAGGGATGAAATACTCCCTGGCTCGTTTTTTGAGAGTACACTTAGTTTAGTCTCAGGGAGATGCGGATGACAAGAAAAGAACTCAGAGACATGGTAATTGAAATTATCAGGCGCCCAGACAAAGCCGTGCTTATAAACAATGCTTTGGACCTTGGTATGTCGACAATGTTTAGACTGCACAAGTTTAAAGAATTAACTTCAACCGATACTATTGAGTGTGCTCGCGGTGATATGGTCTTAACGTTTGCTTTTGACTTGGATAGGACTGATGCAGAAATAAAATTCGATGGGGTTTGTGTAAAGGATGGAAACAATTCTTATCCTATTGACATAATTCCACGATCTTCGGCTGAAAAAGCATTTCCATTGTGGACTGATACTCCAGAGAGTATGCCGTTATGTGCTGTTGATCTTGGATCGAACCAGCTTATGATACTGCCACCTCCCAACAAACCGATAAGTTTGATCGTGACAAAGACTGCCTGGGTTAAGAAGTTCTTATCGGATGACTCCGTCAATCCTGTTCCTTCTTTAGACATGGCCTTAGTCTACTATGCGTGTATGGTTGTTTATAGTGCTCTAGAACAAAATAATTCGGCTGTTGTCAACAGTAATCTTTGGCAAGGTCTGTTTAAAGTTGCAAAGGACAATGATATCAAAGGTTCTAATGTAACTCATACCGCAACGCCTTTTAGACGAGGAACAAGGCCTCGTGAGCTAGTTGTGATAACAGGCCATGATAACATTAATCATACTTTCCAAGGTAATTTTAATTTATAGGAGGCTAAGACGGCTGCTAACGACGGAACAGGTCAGAACTGGGACATCACGAATCCCGAAGACACAGATTACATGAAGAACGGGGCAATGGAGATCAGGGATCTGCGCAAGGGAATCGAGATCAGGATTAACAAAGAACACGATACACTGGCCGATAACTCGGCTGGCGGCGAACATAAGGCTGGGAGCGCTAAAGCTTATGTTGGGACAACCAATCCAACGAAGCGTCCTGACGGTGTTACTAATCTTGGTGCCTCCGACGCTGGAAGGTTGTTTGTAAATTCGAGTACTAATGTTCTGCACACACTTACTGCTGCCGCGCAATGGTTGGCCGCTGGTGCAGGTCACCTTTACTCAATCATTGCTGGGAATTTTATAATTTCAAAAAGATCAGGAACTTACTCCTACGCATTTCAAAACAGCAACGCCCCAGCTTTGAAAATAGCCCCATCTGCAACAATCAATGGTGATGATTTTGACTTTAATAAATCCCTTGAACTTGCACCTACAGGTAATGTGACTGTGCGTGGAAATTTAGCATGTAATAATATCACAGCTTCTGGTGCTACGGTCAGCGGCTCAACTGTTTTGACAGCTGCAAACATAAACAATGTTCTCAATGCCACGGTATTAACTGATAAGAATTTCCAAACCACTCATGTTCGCGCTGATTTGGTTGCCCCTGGTACGGATGCATTAGCCGCGTTTGTTCCGATTGTCTCAATGGGCTCTTTCACCGCCACCTTTGGGGATAAGACCATAACAGCATTCAAATCTGGTTATATTGTTGAACACGTTACCGTCTTTGCTAATCAGCCAAGTGGTACTGGTATTTCCCGTCAGTTATTGGAGGCTAACCGTTTTGGTGGAACTGGCATAGACTTTAAATCAGATATTTGTGTTGAACCAATAGCGCCCCCGACACTATTTGAAAACACTTTTACCATTCCAGCAATGACAATTAGAATTGGCTGGCAGTACTGGTGGACCGCGATTGGATATAAAGCCTAAGGAGTAAAAATGGACGCTAGAACATCAGGTTTCCTAAGCTCGAAAATCTTCTTTCCGTTCCAGGGACTGAATACCACTGTCCCGTCGACGATGCTCAACTACAACAAAAGTCCGGACATCAGGAATATGGAGATTGAGAAGGGGAACCTCAAGCGCAGGTTCGGGCTGAGGCACACTGCGACGACAGAGAACCCTGATGTTCCAATCACGTTCGAAGGTGATGTGCTTGGCATAATTAACTTCGTCGATTCGGATAATGTTCAGCATCTTGTCTGTGTAACAACTAAGTACCAATATCTGTATGTCTCGGCTACTGCTGGCTGGACCAATATCTCCAAGGTTGTGGGCACAGAACCTGTTGCCTGGACTGGTGACCTGACCAACCAACTTGATTATGACGTTCATACTGACACTCTCGGAGTTCGTTGGCTTATCATCACGAACGGTCTGGATGCTCCGCAGAAATGGAATGGGTCCGGAACGTTCGTTGATTTCTTTTCTGGTACTAACAATGCTGGAATCACGACTTTCAGGACAATTATCGCCCTAAACAATCGAGTCCTGATCGGAAACTTCGTTGCAGGGGGCGAGATTTATCATAACACAATTGCATGGTCCAGAGTCGGAACAGCTGATGCATTCGAAGGAGGTAACTCGGGCTATCAGGTTTTGACTGATGTCGAGGGCGAGATCAGAATGTTGCTCAGGCTTGGCAGTCAGACCGTGATCTACACCGATGGCTCGATCGTGACGATGTCTTATCTAGGCTCAGGCTATGGTTATTCGTTCAACACGGTGCTGAACGGAATCCAGCTTTTGAACTCGCGCTCGATCTTCGACGCTGGTCCGTTTCACATTCTGGCCTGTGTTGACAACATCTATGCTTTCGATGGAACGAATGCTCTGACCGCAATGGGCGAAGAGATCTGTTATGACCTCAGGCAGATGCTCGACACGACAAAGACCTACGCAAATTTTGTTTACCACAATCCGGTCCGGAGACGAGCCTACTGGAAATTCTCATTCAACGATGGTACGAATCCAGTCTACATAATGGATTATGACTTTCAACGTGGTTGTACCTGGTCAAGATTTTATTTCGGAGGCGATCTGACCACAATCGGACAAGTCTATCCCGTTGATTCTCCTTCGTGGAATTCTGCCACTTTCGACACTGTGACCTGGGCAGATCTGCAGAAACCATGGTGGTCTTATACGACAAAATCGTCGCACCCGACATTGATCTTTGCCTGGCAGGTCAGTGAAGGTGTCAGCCAGATTTTCGAGTTCGATGAGACACAGTCGACGGACGACGGGACAGAGTTCACCGGAGTTTATACTACGCCAGACATAACAGTGCCTCAAGAATACAAGTCTCTTAAAGCTCGTTGGTGCGAGATCGAAGTCGAAGCGATGGGCAACGAGATGGAAGTTCTGGTATCAACAGACCAAGGTCAAAATCTCCTGCCTACTGTTGCAGAGGACGGTACTAACAAAGTCACATTGGATATGACCTGGAAACGCTACAAGCTGATGTTCGATGAGGTCTCGGACCAGTTACGAATCATCATTCGGTCCAACTCACATTTTGAAATCCGAGCAATCATTGTCTGGTTCAATGTAGAAGCGAGAGATTAATATGGCATTTGATCAAGAGCGAACAGATTTGTCGTTGGTCAGCTTGTTGTCCAAACTGCCTCTGCCGCAGATACCGGCTGGCGTCGACGCAGAGACAAGACAGTATCTCGTTGGACTTCACAATTACATAGGTCGCGTTATTTCAACGCTAACGCCTCAAGCGATTGCTCGAGGACTACCGGAAGTCCCGGATTTGACCAAGAAGTATCGGCTGGTGTTTGATCCGACAGACAAGTTAATCAAGTGGGAAGAAATTATTTAAGGAGTATGAAATGAAAACGATGCGAGTAACCAGTTCGAATGTTATCAAGTATCTTGCTGGGAAGGTGCAGATAGCTGATCCGATGGTGACAGAAGAGCAGGCTTTAAACTTTATCAAAACCATGCATGATACACAACCCGATAACATTTTCACCTATGTGATTATTGATGGCACGGACATCGCTTGTTATATTAGCGCTGTGTTCTGCACAAACCATGTTAAGATCATATCTCAGTGGTCCAATAAGGAGATGATGAACAGCGTTTATTCACAGGTTCTCATGTATAGGGTATTGCAGTGGGCAGAACTCAAAGGTGTCAAGAGCGTGAGGATTGACACTGTGCGAAATGAGGATGCCATTGAGCGCAGGTTCGGATTCAAAAAACTATTCTCGACTATGGAATATGTGATACCGGATAATTTCGATGCTGATATTGTTTTCAATTCAGCGTCAGCTTTTCTTAAGAAAGGGGAAGATAGTGGGACTTGAAACAGCTTTAATAACAATGGGCGGCCTGTCTGCGGGAGGAGCACTTGGTGCAGCTGCGGCGTCTGGACAAGGTGGTGGAATGACACCGGCTGGCCCTGGTTGGTTGAACACCGGTTTGGGTATTTTGGATCTAATCAACGGGCTTATTGGAACTTACGCAAACGTTAAGAATGCAGCTTTGCCAAGCCCGGAGTTCACTTATGATCCAAACAACAAGAACTTTGTTCCGATCACTCCTGAAATGGAGGCTTTGCGTAAGCAACTTAGTGGAATTACTGCTGGCGATCTGACCAAGTATGACAGTGATATCGAAGCAATTGCCAGAGCGCTTGGGCAGGAGCGATCAGCACCTTACTCACTGTCGGACAATTTCTGGAACGTTCCAAAGGTTGCTGATTCGTTGACTGATGTTTCATTTGATTCATTGTCCCCAAACAAAACAATCTCTTACTTCAAGGATGCAGTTGAATCTCCGATGAAGCTAGAGTTCGAGAACACCATCAAACCGCAGATCGAAGAAGCTGCTGCGATGCGAGGTGCGTTCTTCGGATCACAGCGGCAGAACGAGATTTCTGAGGCATCTACGAAAATGGCAACTGACCTGGCTGCAAAACTTGCTGAATGGCAGCAGAGCAATCAGCAATTAAGTGCTCAACTTTCTCTGGAAGCTTCGAAAGCAAATGCGGCTAACAGACTTGCCGCAGCTCAAACTGATGCAGACAATGCCTATCGGATAAACACCTTTGCAGAAAACTTCAACAACCAGAACGCTTGGGATACGTTGAACATGAACAATCAGAATTCACTGACTATGGCAGCGATGCTGCAAGCTTTGGCTGGAAATAAATTGAATGCGGTTAACTCACTGATTGCCGCTAATCAGCCTTTCCAGAACATGGCGCTGCAAGATGCAAATGCCCAGTATGCTGATATGATTCGTAAATCCAAAAAGAATCAAGATATTGTTGCCATGTCTAATGGGTTGCTTCAATCAATTGATCCATCATGGGTTTATCAGCCAGGGCCTGATTATTCAGCATTATCATCAGCTCTCGGCAGTATTTCTGGAAGCACGTTCGGATTGGCCGGTAACATGGCGCTTGCTGATGCGCTCAAAGCAATAGGTGGAAGTCCAGTTCCGACGACACCCGCAACTAATTTTGACGGTTATGGCAGTAATACAATGCCTCTGTCAACTTATAATTCGATTAGATATCCACGATACGATGCTTAGGGAGGTTATAAATGGGAACGTTCGCAGGAGTTATTCCAGCCAAAGGTACAATGCAAATGCCAGACGCGTTTGCACGGGCATTTAATTCAAGCCTAGCCACAATGTCTGAAATCGGATTACAGCGACAACAATTACTTCAACGTAAGAAAGAGTTTGAACTTTCTCAAGCTTTGGCAACTAGAGAACTTGAGCAGAAAAAACTAGAGGCTGAAGCGCGACTGAAGGCTATTTATGATGAACTTGATATGAAACAGCGAATTGCAGAGATGGAAATTCAAGCTACTGCGGAGCGAAATGCTCTTGATAACAAAACAAGGATTCAGATTGGCGAGGCTGCAAATAAATCAAGAGAATATATCGAAGCGCTGAAAAATGCTTTGATGGGCAAAGTCCGTGATGCACAAGAGGCTTATTACAGATCAGGGACCATACTCCGTGAAGCTCAAACAAAGAGCAAAGAGGCTGATACAGAAAAAGCTATAGCAGAAACTGAATTAGCTAAAGCAAGAACAGAGGACGTCAAAAAAGGTAAGACAAGTAGTTCTTCTGCACCAAGAGACTACTCGCAGAAGACAAACGCGGAGCTTGAAAAGATTTTGGATGATGCAAAGAACTACATCAGGGACAAATATTTTCAGCTTTTCAAATCCGATGGGACTCCGATGCCAACACCAGATCAGATAACAGCAGAGGCTATTGCTAGCAATTTGTCAGCAAAATCTGCATTTGATGAATTAAGCAGACGTAAAGCAAACTCGGAAGCACAAACTGAGGAACTTTCACAATCTTCGTTTAGTATCGACAAGCTCAATTCATTCACTGATCCAAATCAATTAATTGATTGGGTTAGGAGCCTTCCCCATGCAACTCCAGAACAAAAGGCTGCGATGAAGGCTCGTTACAAAGAACTCGGAGGTAAGTAATCATGGTCGATATAAGTTTCTTGACCGAAGACGAACCAAAAGAGCCCGCTGAAAAGCAGGCTTCTTTTGTAAGTGGCAAGCAGATAGCAGATGAAATTTTGTCTGAGGTTCGAGCTGACTCAAACCAACATCAAGTAGATGAACCTTTTACAGGAATTCCAATGCATGGTCCATTCAAACGTGAGGTCGGTGGTGTTACGTATTACTATCCCGAACCAGATGCAACTGAAGAAAGCTTGAAGAAAAGCGGAATGACAGGAACAGCGATGATCTTAGACCAACTTCAGAAGTTTGGTGAAATGACTGTCGATGGTAGTATTCCAACAATATTTACTAAAAAAGAACGCTTTTGCTATCCCCATGCTCACCTGCTACAAGCTGCAGTAGAACAATCCGGAACCGATCCGAGACTTGGTTTCCAGTCTTTTCTGTCGAACAAGTGGTCTAAACTCAAGCCAAATGAACGTGTAAACTACATAAGACTAGGCAAAGTTTTTGGTGTATTTGAAGCAACTGAAAAAGATCCAACTGCCGGTGATGGGACGTTTGAAGAATATTTGAGGAAGTCTGGAACCAAATTCAAATCAGATAAAATTGCTACAAGGCAATTACAGAAACCAGTTGCAGGAAAAGAACCACTCTCATTTATGTCTGCGATTAAACGTGATGCGAACGAAACGATTAAGTCTTTGCGGATGGTTGGAGAGTATCTTGCAAACGCAGAAGCTCGCGGTAGATTAGGCACAATAATCCCACACTGGTCAATTAACAACTCAAAAGCAGTTGAAGATTTTAATTTCATTCAGGCACAACATCCAGAGTGGACTGAGGAACAGAGGGCTTGGAGCTTAAGTTTGCTCAAAGACCCAAGTGCGCTGACAGAAAAGCTTAAGGCTACAGCTGGAACCTGGATTGGTCCGTCTCTTCGGTATATTGCATCATTACCTTTTGGACTTGCTGTGTCTGCACTTAATGCCGGAACTGCGTCATTTGAGGAAGCCAAGCAAAAAGGCGTTGATGATATTGATGCTGCAAAATATGCTATGACGGCGGCAAGCATTTCAGCTGTTGCTGATTCAATTGTAATATCAAGGTACTTCCCATTTCTCAAAGCAAGAATTGGAGAGATTGTTCCTGAGTTAGTTTCAAGAGCGCAGAAAAGTAAGTTTTTCAGTAACATGACTTCTGACATAATTATACCTGCCACAGAAGCTTATGTAACCGTAGTTGCAGCAAATGCCGCACAGGACGTCGCAAGGAACCAGGTTACTGGGGAAGCTTTACCAGAAACTATTTCAGATGCGGTTGAAAAGTATTCTGCTGGAGCTTTCGATGCAACGCTTATTGCCGGTGTTCTTGGTGCAGGTAGGACCTCATTTAACGCATTTAGAGATAATTCTACGTTCTTGGCGATAGATGCTCAAGGCAAAAGAATTGGAGAGAGGCTTAAAGCTGAAGAACAACTTGCGGCAGCAAAAAAAGCAGCGGTTGGTCAAGTAGAATCAACAATAGACTCCTTATCCAAGAGAAACACCAATAAAATCACTGATCGTGGTAAGACTCAACAACCAGCCTTTACCGATAATCTTTTATCTCCGTTTGCTGTTGGCGATGGTCTTGTTTATGATTACACATCCGGAAAATGGATTTCTGAGTCACTAGTCAAGCAAAAACAACTTGAAAAAGAATCTGATTTAAATAATCTACAGAATGCAATGGAACTCAAAAGATTGATAGAATCTGAGTTCAAAGCAGCTAAAGCAGCTTCCGCAACAGAGACTGTTCCTTCAGGCTACTTTGGTGAAAAGAGAAGCCACAGCAAATTCTCTGCTTGGGCGTTATCTGCAGTTGATGGACATGCACTACTTGAAACAAACAAGGTTGGTATTGAGACCGTTAATCGAATGAATTCTGCCCTTGCCAAGGCAAATCAAAATTCAGCTATTTTTGACAAACAGCTGGCTAGGTCGATTAAAGAATTGTCAAAAATAGATCGAACTCCTACTGCGGATAGATACTGGTTAATGGAAGAAAATGCTCAAGGGATCACGAATTTTGAAGATTTGGTTCGTTATGCCGATGATGCTAAATTGGCTTCGTTGCCAGAACCTATTCAAAACATAGTCAATTTGCAACGTGAGGTCAATGTTGTTTTTGGAGCTAAGGCCGAAGAGCTTGGGGTGTCTAGAAAGGTTTTAGGGGGGAATGTTGAGTTATTTAAGGGTGTTGAAGAAGGCAGAATCTTGCAGAGATTTTATCACGAAGAAGGTGTTGGATTACTGGTTGATTCTAAATCAGCTGAACATAAAGCATTTGTCAATGACTTAATAAATGATCCTAGAAACAAAGACCTCGGTTCAATGAATATTGAACGTGAATTAAGAAAAGCACATGAAGGTTTAACTCAAAAGAGACTTGGAATGCTTGAGGCCACTAGAAAGATTCCATGGATGCCTCCAACTTGGACAAGCCCAACAGGAAAAAAGTATCAGATTTTGATAACGGATCCGCTTGCTATTGTTAAGCGAAATATTGAATCCCAAGCGAACAGGCTTGCTATGATCGAGTATTTCGGACAAGACATTAAGTCCCCTGTCACCAACGGTAATATCAGGAAATTGATGAAAACGTTAGGTCTGCCGTACAGACATCCAATAGAACTTATAAAAGCTGAGTTGAAAGATCGCGGTTTTACTGGAGCTGAACTTGATCAAATGTCCAAAAAAGATTTGGTTAAAGCTGCGCGCGAATCAGGAATCGAACTTTCAATGACTAGGGCCGGAATGATAAGTGCGTTAGAAACCGTCAAGCTCGGCAATCCCACGAAAGTACAAATAGCTAAGCTGAGATCAATTGCCAAAAATATTGGAAGCGTCGAATTGAATACTGACAATCCATCTGAATTGCTAAGCAATATAATTGACAGGCTTCATGACGACTCTGTTGATATGTTCAGCAAATTACGTGAGGATTTTATAGCTTCCGGCGGCATTGATTCCAAATTCCGTGCTGATGTTTTCGACTCTTATGTAAGAACTGCTCAGGGACTTCCGGCAAACTTACAGCCTAGTCCGATAACAGCTAATCCATTGTTTAAAGCTACTAGTAGGGGCATAGCTATTCTTAACACTGCGTTAAGCCCAATATCTGACATCGGTCAAATCATAACAAATGCTGGTGTTGTTGGTACAAAGTATACAGCAATGGCAGGTGTTAGGTTGTTGACTAATTTTTCTGGTGTGGTCGAAACGGCGAGAAAAAATGGTGTTGTCAAGAATGAATTTATTGTTCCTGATTTTAGCAAGGGGGTTGGGTTAAAGTCTATTTCTGGAATGCTTTCCGAAGCATCAAACAAGTGGGCCAACATTGTCAGTCAGTATAATGTTTTGGTTGCAGCTGATTCTGCGGACTTATATTTTTCTCAAATGCTGAGCAGGGGCTTAAGCGCAGATGAAATTTCCACACTAAAGTTTTTGGATTTTTCCGATGTTCAAATTTCCAGGATAAAGAACGGGATTGAAGATTCTGCTCTTAGAGGAGAATTTGTTCAAAAAGTTGTGAAAGCAACGCAGGGTCAGCTTCAGCATAAGTCTGAAAAAGGTTGGCTGGTTAACAACAGAGTTATCCGAGAACTTATACCTTACCAAACATTCCCAGCACTGTATCTCAAGAACACAATTAAACTAATTAGCCAGATGAAGGAATCAGTTTCTGCTGGAAATCACCAAGCAGTTTTAGCTGACGCAAAAAAACTTTTAACAACTGTCGGTACAATCGCAGGTCATGGTGTTATGATTGGCATAATGAAAGATATCGTAATGAATAATAACACCAAACCAGAAAACGATAAATGGGATTATGTTGCAGATGCAATCGCTGGATTTGTTCTTGCGCCAGCAAGTAGATTTCTGTATAATCCAAGAAGCTTTGAAAACGCAGGTGCGGAAGCTCTTGTAATGGCAGTTTCTGGAAAAGTCGGAACTATTGCTGAGGTCATCAACTGGTCGTATAAACAGTGTGCGTCAATGTTTGATCCTGAGTTGAGTGGGCATTCAGAAACAACCAACAAAAGAATTGTTAGCAGAGTTACGCCGGTGGCAAAAGCTGCTTTCAACTGGATTAGAGAAATTGCATATCCGCAGAGTAAAAATTACGACAAAGCTATAGCCATAACAAAAGCATGGAACGAAAAGAATAATCCACGTTCTGGTCAATTCTTTGGTTTTGCTGAAAGCAAATACGCAGATATCACAAATTGTATTGCTTTAGGTGATATTGAAAAAGCCAAGGAACTTTATGCCAAGCAACGCGAGTCGATTCAGGATGCCAAAGAGTATCAAAATTTTGCTAGAAATGCTCGTGAAGCTGCAAAACGTAAGGCACCATTCAGCAGAATACCAAGCGACCAGAGACGAAAATTCAGAATGTCTTTGACACCAGAAGAGCTTAAAATCATGGAAAGCGCTGAAAAAACGTACCTCGAAAACCTAAGGGCTGTCTTTGGTTCTTCGGAGAGTACGCCAAGTTTATTCTCATAAGGCGAAAGGATTAAAATGAAAATTGCAGTAGAAGGAAAGTTGTTCAATCGGTTTCGGGAAGTTTTCAGAACTCAAGGACACGAGATCGTAGATGCAATGGGAGCGGATTTGCTCGTATCACAGACCAAGTACGATCTTGACATTCCTGTTTTTGGTTACTACGACGAATTCCCCAAAAAGGTTCTTCCGGCTGTTGGCCTAGGCGATTATAACTTGCAGCCTGAGTTCTATGTCTGTAAGTTCTTCTCCGGTGAATTCCGTAACCAGACATTAATTGTGATCGAACTTCCGAATCTTCTTAACGATGATCTCGGACCAAAAGTTAGCTGCGGCTCGTTGACTGGATTTGTTCATTCCTGTCCAAAGTTGGATGCAATGTTCGATAACGAGTTGCTTAAGAAATTTGTCTCCGAGTTCAATCACATCGGATTTGTTAGCATTGGAATTAGAATCCAAGGCGTAGATGCTCTGCCATGCTCACTTGCCTTCGGTTTTCCGAAAGCAGCAACTTTTAGTCTCATGGAATCTTACCCAACCGATCTTCCTAGTTATTTCTTTGGTACAGATCAAGACCTGATGGAATCGTGGATTGCGAGCCTTTTGATTTCTCGTTGGCCCTGGCCATTACATGAGAATGTTGTCGAAATGAAAGGCGTGACTCCACAGATTCAGAAACACTTCTGGCACACAGGGCTTGGCAAACCAGTAAGAGATACAATCAAGGCTGTTTCTGGAATTGGGTTCATTACCGCTTGGGCTGACAATGCTCGAGAGGCATGCAGACGTTGCGTCCGAACAGCCCAAAATATCGAGTTCGAGTACAAACAATACCGAACTGATATGATTGTGAAGGGTCACAAGATAGTCCAGTCGATAGAACAAACTGGAATAGCTTCTTTCAAACAGGCGTTTTTGAAGTAAAAAAAAAAGCAGGTTCAATTGCAGCTGCAGTTAAAAATCCAGGAGAGAATTAGCTCCCCTGGATTATTCTGTATGAACAGCCACTTGATCCTGTTGTCATTTGTATAATACCTGCCTCTGTTAAAGTTTTCAATGCACTCTGAACATCCCAGGCTGACGCTTTGTGCGCAAAGTTCCTGATTATTTCTTGCATTGAGCACCTTGGTTTTTGTTTCATGTAACGAAGAACTTCCTCGTTGAGTATTCCCTTGTCCGACGTAATAATTAAGCTAATTAGGTGTGGTAGTTTTGCTTCAACTGATGCAAGTGAAACTCTTGCGGCTTCGTAATGATTCTCTTCTATTAACATGTTTGTTGATTGGGAAGCAGAAAAAATCATCGCAAGCTTAAGCAAGTGGTCTCCACGTCTTGATGCGTAGCCTTCCATGTTTTTATCTAAGAACATCGGGCTATTGCAGAATGAATTGTAAGTTTCGGTATGTAATTCGATAACCCTGTCGCTTAGTTTGAACTCCCCGCGAATTTGGCTTATCTGTTGCAGAGTCGCTGCTAGCTTGTCTTTGAGGTTCTCACGCTCCTGAGATTTCTTTGGAAATGCTACTGGGGGCATCGGCTGGTCACAGTAAACAAACAGAAATCGGGACACGAGTCCACCGCCAATCGCTTGAATAGGTAGGATTTCCCGTAACCAGCCAACTGTTGCTCCACCCAGGATTCCAAGATAAACATTCTCGAGTTTTAGGTAACCTTGTGTTTTTGTTCTGTAATTGAAAAAGTCCTTGCAGTCATAGAGTGGTGTTAGTATCTCACCTAAGCCTCCATCGTATGATCTTTGATTTAAAAACGTTGCTAATTCGTCTGCGATTACGTGTCCTTCAGCGGAAGTTGCGAGTAGTGCGTGTGGGTCTGTTGTGTTGACTGTTTGCATTGCGACTAACAACCCCTCGGCTGTAGTCTTTTGCGAGATTAGATTTGGCTGTGGGTCGAGTCTCCGTATCAAATTTTCTGCCATCGAAATCGCTGTCGACTTTCTGCATCGTCCTGAACCGGCTACCAGAACCGTATACAAGTTAGGGTAAAGTTTACATACTTCCAGGTCGACATACGCTTTTCTTCCGATGGCTGTTGATATGGCACTCATTCCACACCAGAGCATGAAAGTCGGTGGAACCTCAGTTCCTTCTCCGAGTTTCAAAAAGTTTTGAAGAAAGTTGTCATATGCAGCCATCATAATACCATCCATGATAATTCAAAAGAGTTTTTAAACTGCCGGTAAAGGTTAATCGCCCGGCAAGGAAACGGGCCTAGGAACGCGCTCGTTTGGCCTCGACGGGCGATCGGCAATTTACCGTATAGTTAACCGGCCCAAAAATTTACGGCCTCAAAACGATCGAGTTAAGTTTTTCGAGATTGGGTTTTTCTTGAGATTTGTTAACCATAAGTTACCTTGGAAATGTATTCTCTTTATAAACTTTCCTGCAACGTCCAATCAATTTGACTTGTTTACCTGCCCAATAACGTGGAATCGGAGTCTTTTCTAGCAGGTTTGACAAAGCTTCCTTGCATTCATAAAGGCTCTCTAGAGCGCGTCTATCTCCTTTATCTATACATATATTACTAATATCTTCAAGGTCTGTTTTCATCCTTTCATCAACTTGATAAATAATTGCCAGAATTCTTGCTAGTTCATCAGAACGCCTGTTGAACTCTTTTATTTTGTCCATGAATAACCAACAGAACATTATTCTAATCAATCTTCGTAACATTCTTTTCTTTCCTCCATTCATCAATTGGCATTAAGGAACCCCAGGCATCGCCTACCTTGATTTCGCACGGAATCGACAGCGGTTCATCGACCCCTTCGTACTTAAGTTCAATTGTCATATGCTTGGTAATCAGGCTTGCAACTTCTTCTACTTGATCTTCCCAACATTCAACTACCACTTCATCATGAACCTGCAGAATTGGGAATGCTCCGTCTGGCAGCTCTTCATCTAGCATAAAGAACGCTCTGTTGATCAAATCACCAACATCAGATTGGGGACAGAAAGCTGTTGCTGACCTGAATGTCTCTTCGTTCATTCTGCCCATAAAAATTCGTTGCCGACCGAACACGTTCTTGAGTTTGCGAGTTGCTAGAACAGTCGCTTCTGTGTCTCTCCACCATTGCAGTAACTCCGGCGAAGATTCCATGTACGAACTTATTGCTTTCTTGGCGTCGCTGGCATTCAGTCCCGCTGAGGCCATAACAACAAAATATGAACCTCGATAGTTTGTAGCATGTACAACGCGCTTGCCAATATCACGATAGGATTTGCCGTTCCGGAATATCTTTCGGACATCCTCGGGTTTTATCTTAAAGACTAAAGTCGCATTGTGTGTGTGCACATCGAATTCTGGATCAGGGAACTTTTCGATAAGATAACGGTTCTTGCTACGCCAAGCTACAACCCTGGCTTCAGCCTGCGACCCATCAGCCTTGACAAGCTTGCGCTTTCTTGGACCATCGACCTTCGGAGCAATATACATATTCCTGATGCGAGTGTCGATGTTCTGTAAGTTTCCTCCTTCGCCCCAAATGGTCTTGGACGACGAGATGCGTCCGGTGACTGTGCCGGTAGCATTATAACTCGTTCGCATTCGACCACGTTCATCAAGCTCACAGCTAAGAAACGTTCCGAGGAGTTTGGCGTTGTCACGGTACTCAAGCAAGTTGTCAAAAATCTCTTTGTACTGAGGAAATGACTTTGCGAGTTTCCTGACAGCTTCTTCGTTCGTCGTATCTTTTCGCTCTTTGTTGTACTGCACAGGCAATCTAAGTTTATCGTATAGAAATTCCTTCATTTGTTTTGGTGAGTTCGGATTGAGATCAATCTTAGTTAGCTTCTTGATGTTTTCAAGACACGTCGCAATCTTGGCCTTGCATTCTGCAGCAAGTTTAGCCCGCATCTCGAGATCGACTTGAACTCCGCGGTTGGATGCTTTGGCCAATGCGAGCATAGCTGGCTGGGCCATAGAGTAATAAAAGTCACTTACTCCAAGCGTAGACATTTCAGAGATAAGCGCATCACAAACTTGGTAAGTCGCAACGCAGTCATAGCAGTTGTAAATTCTGGTGTCATAATCATTCTTGGAATCATAGTCTGACCAGTAGGGAATCCTGGTGTAAATCGACGCAAGAAAATCCAAGCCTTTCGGAAGTTCCGGATAACAGCAATGCTGGGCAACCATCGTATCCATGAACAGACCATTGATCTCGAACCCAAACTCACGTGCAAGAACAGTCGCGTCAAACGGGAAGTTCTGAGCAATCTTCAGAATCTTCGGGTTGATGAAAATCTCTGCGAGCTTTTGTAAGATTGCCATTTCTTCGTCATAAGTCCAGTACGAATTCAAATCTTTCGAGCCTTCCAAGTTTGCAAACAAAGCGTGCTGGTCGGTACTGAACCTGTCTTGTATTGTCATGAATGGAATACAGAGAGCCGAGTTACGCCCGTTAGCGATGCCGAGCATCCGAATGTTGTGTCCAATGGTTTCAATATCGAACGCAAACCGATGCGAAAGGCTGTTCAAGAAATCCATAACCTGGTCGATAGTTGGAGTAACATTAAACTCAAACCGCTCTTCGGTGAAAGCGCGGTTCCAGGATTCATTGAATGCCCGGCGAAGGTCAAGCAAGGCAATTGCTCTCAACTCGTAAGATTTCATAATAATCTCTGGATGCCACGTCCCAATGACCTTGCCATAAGGAGTGTTGAGAATCGAACCTCTGTAATTAGCAAGACCGCGTTTGCCTGTCAGTGCACGAAAAGATTCTTCGCCCATTGGAACGATAACATTTGGCTGAGTTTGAATCATCAGATTACGCAGCTTTTCTGCCTTGGCTTCCCAGAGTGAGGTCGGTTTGCCTTTGTCATAGACTGACCTAGTTGAGTCCCAGGGAATTCGTTCATCAAACATGTTTGTGATTAAGCAATTTGATCTGGAAATTCCAGTACGTGTCAACAGCTCGTCGAGCATAAAGCCCGGCGAGCCACTGAAAGCACGTCCAAGATTTGAATCGATTGGAGTAGTCACATCCCCAACGATTACGATTTTGGCGTTAGTTGGACCTTGTGGTAGAATCATTTTCTGCTTTTTCCTTTTCACATAGTTTACAGGTTAGAGGATTGTTATCGTGTTTACAATAAACACGCCCGGTTGATTCATCGCCTCGCAAAGTGCTCAAGACTTTCTGGGCATTTAGGTAATTATCTCGATCAATCTCACATCCGATTGCCGAACGACCCAGGGTCATAGCAGCGACCAAAGTTGAGCCTGAACCGGCAAAGCAATCAAGAACTACGTCACCGAGTTTCGATGACTGGCTGATCAGAAACTGCAAAAGTTCCTGGGGTTTCTGGAATGCATGTCGCCGTTCTTTCACAGGTGTCGGAGCAAACCGAAGAATCTTTGTCGCAGCCTGTGCAAGTCTCTTCTCACGCGGAGGTTTGTGACAGTGAACGATCGGTTCATAGCACGGGGCGTAGTCATATCCGCGAAACGGAGCTGTGCTTCTACCTTTGTCCCAGATGATAAGAGCCGGGTCAACTATGAAGCCTGCTTTTCTGAGGGCCGTGGTAATCGACGGGTACAGATCATTCGATATGAAAAAGTATGCATGCGAGCTTGGTTTAAGAACTCGATAGATCTCCGGCACGACTTGATCGAGCAACGACGCAGCCGAGTCAAGATCAAGATTATCCGTTGTCTTGAGTGTGGCCTTGTAGTTTTGACTGCTTCCGTTCCAGTCCTTTGTTTCATCTTCATTGAGTTCTTCGATTCCAAACGGCGGATCTGTGACAAGCAAGTCGACTGAATTCGACTCGAGCGACTTTAAAAACTCGCGGGCATCGATCTGCTGCAACGAAGCATTGAAAGTTGCCTTGCCCTGTGAGGCCAAACGTTCAAGTCTTTCGTTCTCCAACAACCGATCTGCTTCCTTGATTGCAACTTTCATGGGAAGTTTGATAATCTTTTCTTTGATATCCGGCCTGTCTTTTAGCAGCTTGGCGATCTTGATTTTGGCACCAACACTTTGCGGACTCTCTCCGACAAGGCTGGCAGTCTTTTCCTGGGTCCAACCTGTTGTCTCACCATCGGATCGTGCGAACGCTCCGTGCTGTGCCTTCTTGATTTCATTCAGCTGATCAAGCAACGCACATTGTTCCGGCCAGGACAACTCTTTGCGTTTCAGATTTTCCTCAAGCTCGGCACTTTTCTGAGCCATCGGGTCCATGTCAGTTCGAGTTGTAACTGGAATCATTGCCTGGCACAACATCATCAAAGCTCTGAATCTTGACTCTCCGGCAATCAGCTTGAACTTACCTGGCTGATCTTCAATCGGTGAAACCAAGATCGGATTGATCAAACCAATCTTTTTGATTGACTCCATTAGCTCTGGAACATGACTAAAGTCTTTTCGACCTCGGTCTTTATCAATAATAATGTTTGATGCATGAACCAAGGTGCACTCTTGTGCACACTTAATTTGAGTTACTGTTTCTTGTTTAGTCATTGCCTTCACCTACTTTCAAAAACTCTGGTAGTTTGTCACAGAAAAATCCAGCTGCGCCAACGTGTCCACCGCCGTCGAACTGCAGGGCGATTTCACCAACGTCGACCTTATCAGAATAAAGAGAAA